ATATGAAAGGCGCCGAAATCGATTATTCAGACGACGGCGCCAATTCGAGTTTTGTCTTTAATAACGTCTTCAAGGCGGTGGGTGGGAGCGGCGCCTGCGGCGGCTGTGGGGGTTCTGGCCATTAAACCGAATTCGGATTGATCAACTGGCCTTTCGGTACTCGTCTAAAGCCACGACCTTCTTCTCGTTGGCTTTTTCATTCGCCAGCATCTTATCCATCTCAAGGTACTCGTAACTCTCGTTCGTGTGGAGGTACTTCTGCGTGGTTGCTAGATCGCTGTGACCCGCCCACTTGCTCACTAGATGGAGCGCAGTGCCGTTATTGGCGGCTCGGCTGATGAAGGTATGTCGTAGCGAATGGAGCGTCCCACGGTCCATTCCAGCGGCCTTACGAGCCTTCTTGAGTTGGTTATTCCAATAATTTTTACCCCATTTTCCGAAGAACCGGCTACCACCATCATGGTTAGCCAAGATCTCGTCCCTAGCGGCTCGTGCTTCCGCGTTAAGCGGGATTGAGCGGCTTTTGGCCCTACGACGTTGCCCCTTCACTTTGAGCCCAGCATCGGGATCGTGGACGACCCTGACGCGAGCCTTGGGATCTTTATCTGCGGTATCGACATTGGCTACCGGAAGCACACAAAACTCGCTCAGCCGCAGACCTGTATTTGCGAGAAATCGCCAGTAGGGTGCCATGTCTGGATCAGCCTTGTAAATCGCTTCCAGTTGTTCGGGAGTGAACGCAATCTTCTCGTCGGAATCAGAACTACCATCTCCAGCGATTACCAAATTTGCCGTTGGCGAAGTGTTACAGAGATTCCAGCGCATGCCTTTTTTGACGCCACCAGTACGGGCAGCGCGATATAGGGCTGCTTTTACGTCCTTCCATTCGCCCCAAACTGTGGCAGGCTTGACCTCACGCGAACGTTTTACAAACCATTTGTTAAAAGCGGCGTTCCATTGATCAATGGTCCGGTCATCGTCTGCAATCCGCAGATGACCGAAGGTATCAATCGCGGCGTTGATGTGCCCGCTGACGGTTTCGTAACTGTCAGGCATTTCATTCTCGCGCCATTCAAGATACATCGGGGCGAATTCGGCGAACGTGATGACTTTCTTTTTGGATGTCCGTGGATCGTCATCCAGATGAAGTCCGATTTTTCGCTCCTTTTCCCACTTGGTTTTTGCTGCTTTGATTACGTTGGCCTGTGCTCTCGTGGTTCCTGTTGGGAGATATTCCTTTTTCCTTTTTCCATTGACGCGCCACACAATGACGTACGCGCCATTTAACGGATGTATTTCAAGATGTGCCATTACTTTTCTCCTAATTTGATTTCAAGGAGTTCGAGGTAGCCCGGCGGCATATTACGGTGTGCAACCGTACCTTCAGCCTGTCGCCACTTCCCAACGGTTCCGGTCGTAACTCGACACAAATCGGCAATTTCTTTGCTGGTCAAATTATGTTTCTTGATCAACCGAAGAAGACGCTTGTTCTCCTTTCCCATATCAAACTCTCTCGAATAAGCACTTGTACATTGTTCTATTACGGCTCCTCCGGAAAGGAACGTCAATAAACGCCGAAATAGGGTAGTGCTCATTTGGGAGAGTATGGAACAATGTTCCAGTTACTACAAGAACAATGTTCCACCTAATAAATACGCCAATTCTTAGTGATCCGGTGCCATTTTCTCGATGGCGCGTACCAGATCAGTCTTGCGGAATAGCCGTTTGCCCATGAAGTAAATTCCAGCAATCCCGTGAGATGCCCTATTGCGACAGAAATGCTCATAGGACACCCCACAGAATTTGGCCGCCTCGCGCATCGTCAGGTATTCCGTTTCGGAATTGGATTTCATTAAGGTACCTCGAGCCCTCGAATACCAGCCCAACAGATGGCCGCACAAATACAGAAAGTTCTAGGAGCGATCGATAACCATACCCCGCGTTTGAAACGAGCCTTGAATCGCTGCTCCAGCCTCCACACATCATGAGCCAAGATGTGCCACTGCCTATCATTGGTTAAATACAGACCATATTTTTCAATCAATGCCATATATCACCCTCCCTCGGATTCGTCAGAATCATCAAATATTGAGTTGAGGATCAGAGTCTCTTCGGCGGTACAGTCAACAGGCTCGTCCTTTTTCGCCCTCGCTACAGCAGACCCCCACTTTCCAGCAACGTGATCAACCCACAGTGAAAAATTCTCCATGTGGCTATCCAACGAACGAATGGTTAATGCGTATTCGTTGTCGCCAGACTTAATAAACAATGTCGGCCCATCCTTACTCACCAGAAGGTCTTTTTCATCGAACAGATAAGTTCCGATGGTGTCCACCAATTGGAAACTTTCGGGAACATCATCAGACAGATGATCAGTAATCCTTACCGGCTGATCCACTAGTGGATCTCTTTTGTACTTCGCAAAATCTATAACGTTTGTATCAGTCATCTCAGGTTCTCCTATCTGAAATTGAAACCACTGGACATTTCTCTGCCATTTTGGTTTGGACAATGTTGATTACGAATTCTTCATCGCCCCATTTGACTGGGAGTTCGCAATCGTCTTTACTGATCTCACAACCAACACCCATCTCCAAGGACTCGTCCTCAGTGGGTGGCTCTCTGAGATATTGCAAGATGATGTTCCCCAGATGAAAAGCACCCTCCGCAACGCTTGGAAGGCTTTGCAAATCGTACTGTTCGACTAAAGCCTTTCTCTCCTGCATATCTGCTCCTCTCGTATTACTCATTTTCAATTCTCCGAATAGGGAGCGTAGGGATTACGTACAGTCGATCCCCACGCTCCAGTTTTGTAGTTATCCATGAGATCACCTCATTGGATTGCTTAACAACGACTACTTAGATGGTGGGAAATTTCTCGGCAGTTTTCCCGAAGCGTCTCCACTTCAGGTACGCAGGACTGATCGTTCGGCACTCAATAAAGTGCTTGAATGCTTTTATGATCAATGCTGCCTGTTCCACCGTACCCATCTCGTGCCTGTCATCCGCCCCAATTCGCGTTAATTTGTCGCGAATGGCCAGCCACGGATCACCCTTGCCTAATCCAACGCCGTCCAAGATCGAAGCGTAGAAATCGACAGCGGCGTCATAATCGACCCTGGCGCAAATAACGAACGCACCCGCCGCAGCAGACTTCGTAACTCCTCTCCACTTGTGTCTAAGACTCGCCGCCTTGCAGAGGCCCATCTGAATAAGGGTTGGCTCCTGGCGGTAGTAATTGACAAACTTCTTAGGTGACAGCCCTAAGTCGGCTAAGACTTTTGTATCCGGATTTCCGGTGTGCTGATGCGCCACTAAAAATCTAGTGGTAGCAGCCGCCGCACTATGGTTCTTGATACCTTCAATACTGAAGATGTCGGAAAGGGTACGTTTCTTTCCTTGATCCATAACCTGGAAAGCCGTTTTCGGAACGCCCGTCATCACTAGGCATGGAAACGAACGTCCGGACTCCAGACAAGCCTTCAATCTGTGTTGTCCATTCTGTAACGAGCCGTCACCGTTTAAGGTAATAGCATCGTTAGTTAGTTCCCATTCGCCATTTCGCATGGTGTTGGCATACCTCTTAACTTGCTTGTCCGAAATCGGACGATTGCAGTTATTTTTCTCCAACAGCCTTGCTGCATGGATTGGCGTTACTAGGTACATCGTTGCATCTACATCTGTTGGTACAGCACTTTGGATTCCCATGTGTGGGTAATCTCCTTGGCCCAGTGGGCCTGTTGCAGAACTACATTTAAAATGGAATTGGTTCTTCTAAAACCACTTCCGGCTTCTCCTTCAACCTGACGGATTCGATGTGTGCTCCCTCGAATTTGGACATCAGGCCAAAGAAATCTGTTTCGCGGTCGAGCAAGTCAGCATTGAGGTGCTGTAAATCCTTGCTGGTGAATTCATACCGGCTGTAATCGTTCTTTTCCGCGTTTGAAAATTTGGTTCCTGCCTCGGTCTGGTAGGCAATCTTGTTCTCTTCTTTGTTCATCCCAGTGACTTGACCGAATGGGATGAGATCTGGAATCAGCAGATGGCTGCTACAGCCCACTCGCTGCTTCTTGATCGTTAATTTGTTGTCGTGGAAATCGCAGTGCCACGTCCCATCCGCTTTCGGAGTGACATGGGCACAGGTTCGGCAGTTAACCCTCGCTACCT